TCCATGGCTGAGCCATATACCTTGTTGTATTTCCAGCCCCGCCTCCATATAAATTAATAGCCATTGGTGCATTTTGAGCAGCTGTAGAAGCACCTACTGAAGAAGGCCCAACTATTGCAACACCACCAAGTGCAGCTGAGGTATTAATTGAAATTGTAATATTGTAAGCAGTTGTTGCAATTGCACTCGTGTTTTTATGCAGAAGTACAAAAGAATTATTGGATGTGAATGTCCCTGCTGGAATAAATAAGGTTTCAAGAATTGTGTTTCCAACTATTGGACTTCCAATCGTTGTAGCAGTAGTATTTTTTAAGTACTGGCTTATAAGTGATCCCCCATTAGTTGCCCAACTTAATCCTCCACTTCCATCAGTTATCAATGATTGCCCACTTGTGCCTGTATTAGTTGGCAAAGTCAAGGAATAATCAGCACTCATTGCCTGAGCCTTAATACCAACAGAATTAGTACCACTTCCTGAAGGCTCAAGTAGCCTTATTTCTCCTGCACTTGCTCCATTACTAAATGAAGGCACAGTTGAATCAAGAACCACATTTCCACTTGCATCGGGCAGAGTAATAGTCCTATCAGCAGTTGGAGCAGTTAATGCAATGTAAGTTTCATTGGCATCAGTTTCAGACCTAAAGCCTAATGCTCTTGAAGCCGATTGCCAAAACATTGTAAGGTAATTGTTGATACCAGTAGGTGCAGAGTTAGAACTATGCATATGAAAATGCCCAGTAGTGTTACTATCTCCAATCTTAGGAGTATGAGCAACCACAAACCCACTTACTAATCTTAATAGATTACTACCATCAAAAGAACCTCCATTCTTGTATTGAAAGTCTCCATTTGCTCCTCCTGGTGAACCACCTCCACCACCTGAACCATTACTTGCGGTAGTAATTCTGCCTTGAGAATCTACTGTAATGTTTGTGTTAGTATAAGAGCCTGGAGTTACAGCAGTGTTAGCAAGGTCAATAGTTCCTGATGAAGTAATTGTTCCTCCACTTAATCCAGTTCCTGCTGTTATGCTTGTAACTGTTCCTGCTCCTGCTCCAGTTGCGACAAAGTAGCCAACAATCCTCCAATTCCCTCCTCCCTCAGAGATAATCATACAACAATCTCCTGCTACAACTGTCTTATTAGTTCCTCCAGGAATGATTAGGCTTGTCGCATTATAGGTCAATGTCGCAGCAGCTTCAAACATCAAGACAAACCTCGCCCCTGCCGGACATGTGCCAAATGAGTTGATTGTTCCTGTGCCTGAAATGTGCAAATAGTTTCCGGTTGCAAGAGCCAAGTTTACTGTTGATCCTGCTGCTAAGGTTGTTCCTTGATTCTCATAAAGAGTTTCCTCAAGAGTAGACTTGTCCTTCTGAGTCACAAAGCTTGCAGTTCCATCGGCAAGCCAAGACCTTAGGTCAGCTGGAGAAATCTCTTGGGTGTTGTTGTCAGGGAAGAGAGTTGCACTCTGAGTAGTAAGATTGGCTCTGTTTAAATTTGCCATTTAATCGCCTATTGTAAAACCATCATCAAAACCTGTGTCAAATGCTGCTCCTGTTGGAGCAAGTTGATTAGCCTGAAGAAGTATGAACTTAGTTGTACCTCCGGAAGCATCTTCAGGTTGATTGGTAGCCTCGGTAATGAAACCTTGGATGTCCAAACTGCCTGAAGTGAGCCTGACTTTCCGATATTGCTCATCCTGAGACAAAGTTAAGAAATCGCATAGACTTTGAGGATAACTAAATTCAACCCCGATAGGCTTAAATAAATATTCAGCAGCTTCAGGCACAATGATATCTGCATAAATATCAGAGTTCTCAGCGATGGTCACCTCAGAAGGTATCTGAATGCATGGCTCAACAGAATCAGATATTGCGCTGGCATAGGCTGTCTGATATTCACCCACCTGAAACTGAAGCCTCGGATTAGTTAAGCCATAGGTATGCATGCCAAGCACCTTCCACCATCGGCAGGCTATGCGAGCAGGAGTATGGAAGATGTTGTAGAGGTTGCCTGCTGGACTACTTGAATAGGTAATTAGATTGCTTGACATGCTTGCTTGCCCAGGAGGGAATGCTTTGAAGCCTGACTCCTCTCTTACCCCATATGCTGTGTCCTCAACATTGTCAAACTCTAAATCATTCCGATTAAGCCAAATGATAAAAGTCTCCCAGTCATTAGGTCTGTCTGATGATCCTGAATCATCTCTTAAGAATTGCAATCTTCTACTGAATTCAATTGCATACCCTTCAGCAATGATTGAACTCTTGATGTCAAGCTTTGCACTTGAGCCTTCATTCATTGCCCTGTTATTGACAAAGTAATTTCTATCTGTGTGAATTGCCCATTGGCCTGAGACTGCAATGTTTTTCCACTTGTCATCATACCCAAGCTGGATATTATTGGCAAGCATGTCCACCTTAGCCATTGTCCTTACCTCGCCTACATTTGGGAAGGTTTGACTGATGCTATTTTGATAGAAGAACTCTCTTGGCTCAATTCTTATTATCCATTCAGTGCCATTCCATTCAAATGCCCAACCGAGGCAGAATATCCTATCAAGGCCTTCAAATATCTTTTTGTATGAAGTCTTGTAGCCTGTTGATTCATCATCAACAAGACACCCATAGGCAATCTCATTGTTTGTCTTAGCATTCCTAATCTTTAGGCCATTAGTCAATGCAGAATTCCAGTAGCACCCATTGCCTGTCTCATCAAAGACATCAGACCTTATCTGATTATTCTGTCCGGTGATAACATAAACAAGCCTATTTAAGCACTCGCCTATTGTCATGCACTCAGCAGTTGATGCATATTGACCCGGGTTCTGCTCATTCATGGTCAAGCAGACATTGTCAATGGTCATGCTTAGTGACCTTGTGAAATTGTCAGCAATTGGCAATGATGGCCTAACAGAACCACCTTCGCCCCAATATGCAAGGACAGCAACTCTATAATTAGGCAAGACTGTTATGCCTGAAATTGTAGTGGTAAAGTCAAAATCAACCTCAGGATCAACCGGAATGTTAGCAGTTGAAAGAGCAGTATTGTAAAGAGTGTAAAAAGTGTCAAAACTTCCTGATGAATCAAATGTCCTGATGTAGAATCTGATGTTGGCAGTCTCTCCTGGAAACAAGTTATCAGTGCCATCCCAAACAAATCTGCCTTGAATTGAAACTGATGCATTCAGTGTCCTTGTATAGTCTGAATTGTTTTGAAAGATTACATTGCTGTTTGTGAATGCACTGCCTTGAGTATCAAAAGAGCCACTAAATGAGCCTTTAAAGTCTGAGTTTTCAAAAAACACAGGCACAACATTGACATAAAGAGGATAATCCCAACTATAAGGCGAAAAACCAACAGGTGAATACTGAAGCCTTGAGGTTTGAGGAGCATAATTTCTTGCTGATGCAGCCAAGTAAAGTTCTTGCTTGTGCATCCTAATTTCACGCATTACCAATTGGTCAATTGCGTTTCCATTTAGGTCTTTGACAGCATAAAGGTCAATCTCTACATCCTGCCGAGCCTTGAATTGCTCTCTAAAGTTATCATCAATGATGCCGACAGTTATCTCCCAGCTATCTGTGTCGCATACATTAAACTCCTCATAGATTGCGAGGTTAAGCATGCCATTGAACTCATAAGGCTCACCGCCATATCCAACATCTGAAGTGATTTGAATGCTAATTTCAGCATTGATAAAGTATTGGTCATAAAGAGCCTTAATAAGTTTTGCTCCTCTCTCATAAAACTTGACCTCAGTAGAGAATGGCTGATCTATCCCATGAGACTCCATCCTGATGGCTGTGAACTCTATGGCATCCCAGCCAATAGGTTCTTCTACCTCAGTGCCATTAAGAAAAAAACTCCATCCTGCCATGGTTCAAATTTAGATAAAAAAAAGGGATAGCAATACCATCCCCTTTTCGCCTATCTAAACCAAACATTAATTCTCAGTTCTAAACCTATTATTTAGAATCTTAGTTGTCCTTCGGGGTGTTCTGATGAACTTCTCAAAGCCTCTCTCATCCATGTTGAGTTGAGTAATTGGCAATCCTTTTAGGATGCTACCAAGTTCTCTTATTTCGCCCACAACAGGACTGCCATTGCTTGCCTGTCTGCCCGATTGCATACTCCCCCAATAGATTTCTTGCTTGCTCAGAGCATGGTTAGGAATAACCTGAGAGCCTTTAGGTAAGTCCACCAGGGTGGCTGTTGGTGGAGTGAAGTAAACCTTACCGGACTCAGTAATTACTTTCTCAACACCTCTTTCACCTACCATTGCCTTACCTCCTTTGAATGCTTTTCCTTTAGTTCCTTCTGCGAATTCAGGCACTGGTTGAGTGGCTATGGCAGCAAGCTGAGCAACTGACAAGCCAATAATGTAAGGAATCAATGCAGGATTTAAAGCACTTGACATCAATTGTGTGGCAGTTGCAAAGATTACTCTTGATGTAGCAGCCATTTGATCTGCTCTAAACTGCTTTATTTTAATTTCCTTTTCTGCTGCATCCTTGTCTTGCTCAAGTTGAGCCAATTTCTGCTTGTTGCCATCAGCAAGCCTTACCTCCTCATTATATTTCTTGTTGAGTAGGGTCAATTCATTATTAAGATTGGCTTGGTAAATGTTAAAGCCAGCCTCTGCAATGGTTTGGGCTATCTCAAACTTTTTCTGCCTGATGTCATCCTCTTCTTGTAGTTCTTGCTCTCTCCTCTTTTTCCTTTCTTCTGCGAATTGCTTATCAAGATCATCCATTTTCTCTTGATGTTTTAAATCAAGATCAAAAAGGTCTTGGTCAAGTTTTTCTTTTTTTACTTTTCTATCATCTTGAGCCTTCCCTCTTTCCTGGTCAAACTTAGCATTTGCTTCTCTTTGTTTATTGATAGCATCTAAAGTTGATTGAGTCTCATCTTTAAGACCTCTGATGGTCTCAACTTTATTTAAGGTTCTTTCTTTGTCAGTTACTTTGATGGCATCAGTTGCAGCCTGAACTCCTTTGCCTGAATATTCAACTTGAAGGTTATAGGCATCATTTAGATATTTCTTTTGAGCCTTATATTCTTCTCTCATTATGTCAATCTTGTTGTCAAAATTGATTTTGATATTTAACTGCGCTAATTCTCTTGTAAGTTTAAGAAGTTGCAATTTCCTCGCATATTGATCCTCTTCAAATTTTTGAGCTGCCTTAGCTGCCTTAGGATCAACAATTGGAACTGCATTGGCTTGTTCTCTTGTTTTAATTTCTTCTTTATATGCATCTACAACCGATTGTTGAATTAAATACTGCTCTCTAAGAGCATCAGCAGTTGCTTTGTCAGTAGTATTCTTAAATTGTTTTTCAATCAATGCCAGTTTAACTTCCTCTTGTTGAACCTGCGCCCTCAAAGCATTACTAGAAAGCAATGAAGTCTGTTTTAAGGTTTCATTGTATGCCTTCTGATTCTTTTCTGCTTGAGCATCATCTTGAGTCTTTAGAAGCTCGTTAGCATAATAAAGAGCCTTTTCAAGCAATGCAGATGTCTGAGTCATTAAAGGCATAAAGAACCTTCCAACTCTTGTTTGAAATATTGTAAAAGCATTTCCAATCTTATTGACATTTTGAGCAAGCCCATTAGTTCCACCTGCTGCTTCAGAAGCTTTTGCAAGTTCTGCCGTAAATGGAATAATAAAATCCTTTGATGAAAGCTTACCAGTTGCCATCATCTTGTTAAGTTCCTGCTCGGTAACTCCAATTGCCTTTGCAGCAATTGAGAATGCTCCTGGTATTCTCTCACCAATCTGCCCTCTTAATTCTTCAGCCTGAACAGTGCCTTTTGAAATTATTTGACCTAAAGCAAGAAATACACCTTTAGCATCCTCTGAACTTAATCCAAAAGCTTTTACTGCTTGAGCAACATTTTCAAACACCTTTTGAGTTTGCGAATTAGAAAGACCTGCTTGTGATGCTGCTCCTGATAAAGTCTTATATCCAGCAACAGAGGCTTCTAAACTAATTCCAAGTTTATTAGATGTGTCAATTAAAAATTGAAATGATCTACCTCCTGCAAGTGCAGAACCTGATGTAAAATCAAGAACTTTCTGAAACTGTTGAAACTTTAAAGTGGTTTCAAAGACAGCCTCTCCAAATGCTTTGATTTGGCTAAAGGCAAAAACTCCGGCAATGGCTGTGCCTGCTTTGGTAGCAAGACTTGTAAGCTGGCTCATATTCTTGCCAGTATCTTGACTTTCCTTATTGAACTTCTTGAGTTCACTTAAAGCCTGCTTCTCCTCATTGCTTAACTTATCAAAGGCTTGAGCAGCAGCTTCAAGATTGGATGTCTCTACAACATACCTAATCTTAATATCATTATTGGAAATAGTTGCCATGTCTTTCTATTTGTGGCAAAGTTACAATAAAAAGCCCCCCAATTTGGGAGGCTCTTTCAACTTAAATGAAACACATAAAAAAAAAGTATCTTATCTCTGACTCCTCTTGGACTTCTGCTCAGCAATCCAAGTAGAATAGATTAAATAGTATTCATAGATTGGCCTTTCGACCAGGAATTTAGCTCTGTAAGCATCTCCACCTGCGATTCTAAGGACTTCGCTAAATCGCTGTCTGTGTTGTCTAATAATTGAAGTCCAATAATGTGCTTCAGGTTGTTTAGGCTTTGGAGAGTTTCTGCTTGCAAATAGGTCGGAAAATTCGTGCTGTATTCTGTCAAAGAGGGCAGATAAGCGTACTCCGGAAGATTCAAAAAAAAACCTTCTACATCATTGGACTTCATCCAATGCTCAAGCTTGCTTTTGTTGTAAGGATACTGGTAGTCAAGTGGGTTCTCATGCTCATCGAAGTAAACAACTGTTGCAAGCTTCAACTGCCTGAGCAGGCTAACAGACATCTCCATCTGCTCCTTGAGCCTTGAGGCCATGATGCCTACCTCATAAAGTTTCTTATCATCCTTCTTCTTCTTATCCATCAGAAGGTTAATTAGCCCATTATTCCAGCCTCTTAGGAAGTCAGGGTTAATTTGCCATAGCTCCTCGGTGAAGATATCCCTGGCAGCTACTGCCCTTTGGAAAGGCACATTGACCTCAGATACGAATTTAAAGTATTTGACACCTCCACTTGTGAAGGCATATTCGATTTGATCCCATCTATCCTTCGGGGCTACTCCCGAATACCTTGGTTTTTCCGGATTAGAGACAAGAGTCGTTTCTGAGTCAGGGACAGGAGGAGAAGGAAGAGATGGTTTGCGCCTAAGAAAATTGAACATAAGTAGAATGGTTGGTTAAAGATTAGACATGAGATAATTAGGAACTGCCATGCTCCTGAGCAATAAGGACATTCACCAAGTGGCTTTGCCCACAAAGTCGGCAACTTCTGAATTTGGAACAGATACCACTGCCCAATCGGATGGTCGTCCAGCAGATAGTCCAAGAACAAGGAAAAAGCTGCACTGATCAGAGCAATCAGAGTCAATGTCAGCAGG